AAATAATTGTTTTATATCTGCTCCCGAAACATATGAACATTACAAAAAATATATTGGATATCTTAAAGAAAATTCAATCCTAAAACAAAAAGTAAAAGAAAAGTTAGAAAACAATAAAAACTCTATTAACCAAATGAATAATGAAGATTTAAAAAGATTAATAACATATGAAAATGAAGTTTTACAAGAATTATTGGAGGATAAATAAATGAACAATGAAGAATTTATAAAAAAAGCAAAACAATTAGTAAGAGAATATGCCATAGAGCATTTAGACAAAACAGATGAGATACCAAATTTTAATGTGTATATAGTATGGAGCTGTAAAACACTACAAAACAGCAAAGCACTATTAAGTACATCATTACTAGATGGTATGTATTATGAATTAACTTACAACGGAGATAAAAAAGAAATATATTTCGATGCTTATAAAAAATTCGAAAATAAATGTATAAAAGAAGAAGAAGGTGAGTAAATGACTAAAGAGCAAGAAGCAATAGAGAAATGTAAAGAAATAATACAGCAAAATAAAGAAATAGTAAAACAAGCTAGATTAAGCAAAGATACAAATGCAATAGAATTAACAGCTAATTGTAATAAAGAAAGCATAGCAATAGAAACAGTATTAAATATGCTAAAAGAAAAAGGTACAGAGATAAACAAATATAAACGTAAAAATAAAGAATTAAGTAATCAACTTCTTAAAATTTATAAAGAACAAGATAATTATAATGCAAGAATAGAGAAGAAAGACAAGATGATAGAACTGATGACATTGTTTATGTCTAACTTAGATATTGATGAAGAAATATGCAAACATCAAGTTCGAGCATTTTGCGATAATAAACCAGAAGGAGTAACATTAGATGTTTGTGCTAAGTGTATAAAACAATATTTTGAAAGGAAAGTGGAAAATGGAGGATAGATTAGTAATAGGATATGACAAAGCAGAAGACAAGGATAGACAAGCATTAATAGTATCTAGAAAAAATGGTAGAGGACTATGGATCGTGAATGAATTTTACGATAAAGAGGCAGAAGAAATTTATAATAAGTTAACTGAACCAAAATTGTTAGTAAAAGACATATTTGAATTAGAGCAAGCATTAAAAGGAAGAAGAGATTGTACAATTTATATTACAAACGGAGTTGATATAAAATTAAATGAATTATCTTGGAGAAATACAGAAACATTTAATAAAATTCAATCTAATTTAATGAATAGAAATATTATGTTAAGAATATATAACAGGAGGTAACAATGGAGATTAAAGTAGGAGAATATGCGAGAACAGAATGTGGAATTGCAAAAATAAAAGAAATATCAATAAAAAATGAAGTATTTGAATTAGACAAAGATATAATGTATATACACCAAGAAAATTATTTACATACTTGTACAAAATCACAAATACTAAAACATAGCTTTAATATAACAGATTTAATAGAAGAGGGAGATATAGTAAATGGACAAAGAGTATTATATATCGAAAAGGAAGGTTTAGTTATTGAAATGGCAGATTATATATTCCCTTATATATCAATAAAAGAAATAAAAATCGAAGAGATACTAACACATGAGCAATACGAAAGAAATTGTTATAGATTGGAGAATAACTAATGTTAACAGACGAAGAAAAAGAACTAATACAAAAGATAAGAGCAGACTTAAGTGTATTAGACAATGCATTAAAGAAAAGGCTAGAAAATAAGGCTAGCAAAGCAGAAGTAACAAGAATTAGGATAAAAACAGAAGAAAGTTTTAACAAATTAAAAAATTATTATAAATAGGAGGTACAGATGATTAAAGAATTATTGGAACAAGCCGATAGTGTAATAGAAGAGATAAAAGACATAGAAAACAGATTAAAGAATATAGAAAAAAGAGAAAAAACAATAATAGGAGATTCTGTAACCGGAAGTGAGAAAGAATTTCCATACATAAAAAGAAATTTTAGAGTTAATGGCATAGACAATAAAGTATTTGGTAGTAAAACCAAAAGACAATATAAAAAAATGCTAAAAAGTAAGAAAAACAAATATGAAAAAATGATAAAGCAGATTGAATATGAATTAAATTATATAGAAGATTCTGAAATAAGAAGAATTATTCGATATAGATATTATGATAAATATAGTTGGATAAAAATACAAATAGAAATGGGATATAGAAGCGAAAATACTGCTAGAATGAAATTAAAAAGATTTTTTTAAAAAAATTAGCATTTGTGCGTTTTGTGCGATAAAAAGGCAGTAAAATGGTAGTAGGTAAAAAAGTAGTGCTAAGAAATTGGCAAGCCCAAACTACCATTTAATTATTGCTCATAGAAAATTAAATTGTCCTCTGAGAGAGTAAGTGTTTTAAATGCTTACTCTTTTATATTGCGCATTTAGAGAAACGGTTATCTCATTAGTCTCATAAGCTAAAGGTATTGGGTTCGACTCCCAAATGCGCAACCAATAAATAAAAAGAGGTAAGAATATGAAAGAAATTTTAGAAGAATACAAAAAAGAAATATGTAGTAGATGTAAAAACAAGTATACACAGTTATGTGAAATTAGGCAATGTGTAGATGGAACATTTAGATGTATTTATTATGAAAGAGAAGGAAAAGAGAATGACAAAAGGAAATTTAAAATTTAAGATTAATAATAAAAATTGGGAGATAAAAGAAATTTCACAAGAGCAAATGAGAGAACAGTTAAAACAACATAATGATAGAGTTGAGGAGTTTGGAAAATATTATGGATTAACATATGCAGATACACAAACTATTTATTTAGATAAAGATTTATGTATAGATAGAAAAAGAACAACTTTATTACATGAATTAGGACATTGTTATATTAATACATATGACTCATTTAGATCAAAATTATAGTGAAGAAGATGTTGTAGATATAATTGCAAATTCACATGATATTATAAGAGAAATAGTAGATAAGTATTTTAATTAAGAAAGGAGCAATTTTATATGACAGAAGCACAAAAAAGATTTTGTGATGAATACCTGATAGATCTTAATGCAACGAGAGCATATAAAGTTGCATACAAACGTTGTAAAAAAGATGAAACAGCAAATGTAAATGGAAGTAAGTTACTAAGGAATACTAAGGTTAAGGAGTATATATTGCAAAAACAAGCAGAGATACAAAAAAGAACAGAAATAACACAAGACAGAGTATTAAAAGAATTGGCAAAAATTGCTTTTGGAGATATAAGGAAACTGTATACAGATAATGGAGCATTAAGAAACATAGTAGATTTAGAAGACGACATAGCAGGAGCAATATCTGGAGTAGAGACATTTGAAGAATATGAAGGAAGAGGAGCAGAAAGAGAATACATAGGAGATACTAAAAAGGTAAAAATGCTAGATAAAACTAAAGCATTAGAATTATTAGGAAAACATCTAGGTATGTTTAAAGAAACAAATATTAACATTAATACAAATTACGAAGAGTATTTAAAGCGAGTTGAGGGCAATGAGTATTAATACTAAAGCCTATATAGAAAACTATATAAAGATTAGAGATAAAAGAGGAAGAATAATATCTTTAATCTTAAATAAGCCTCAACTTAAATATTATAATGTAATCAAAAAACTACATGAAGAGAATAAACCTATTAGAATTATAATATTAAAATCTAGACAAATGGGATTTAGTACAGAAACAGAAGCTATTATAACTAAAAACACAACTACACACCATAATTATAGAGCAGGTATAATAGCACATAAAGAAACAAGTACAACTAATATATTTGAAATGTCTAAATTAATGATTAATTATTTACCAGATGCAATAAGACCAGCACAAAGAAAGTCTAATGCGAAAGAGCTAGTGTTTAATAATGATGAAGGAACAGGCTTAGATAGCAAAATTAAATGTATGACGGCTGGAGGAAAAGGAATAGGACGTTCTGATACATTTACAGCATTACATTTATCAGAACTAGCTTTCTGGGAAGGTGATAAAAAAGCAACAATGACTGGTTTATTACAAGCAGTACCTAATACACCAGAAAGTATGATAATAATAGAAAGTACAGCAAATGGCTATGAATATTTTAAAGAGATGTGGGATAGTGCAGTCGCAGGCGAAAACGACTTCTATCCTCTTTTTGTTGGCTGGAATGAATTAGATGAATATAGCATGCCTTACACAGGTTTTACCTTAACACAAGATGAAATAGATCTAAAAGAAAAATATCATCTTACATTAGAACAATTAACATGGCGCAGATGGTGTATTAAAAATAACTGTTCAAATGATATTAATCAATTCAAACAGGAATATCCTATATGTCCAGAAGAAGCATTTTTAAGCACAGGACATTGCTATTTTGATAAGCAAAATATAATAAATAGAATAAATACAGCACCAGAGCCATTAGTAAGAGGTAAATTTACTTGTTATTATGATGGAATAAGGATAAGAAATCAAAAGTTTTTGGAACAAGAAGAGGGAGAAATAAAGATATATGAATATCCAGAAAACAGAGTGCCTTATGTAATAGGAGGAGATACAGCAGGCGATGGTTCAGACTTCTTTACAGCACATGTAATAAATAATATTACGGGCAAGCAAGTAGCTGTATTAAAACAACAATACAATGAAATAGAATACGTTAAACAAGTATATTGTTTAGGAATGTTTTACAATTGTGCATTAATAGGATTGGAAAATAACTTTTCTACATATCCTACGCAAAAGCTTATGGAACTTAATTATCCTAATCAATATGTAAGGAAAAAAGAAGATCAATATAATAATAAATATGAAAAGAGTTTTGGTTTTAAAACTACAACAATAACAAGACCTTATATATTAGGACAATTACAAGAGATAGTGCTTGATAGTATAGATGTAATACAAGACAAAGAAACATTAAGAGAAATGCTTACATTTATAGTAAATGAAAAAGGTAAAGCTGAAGCAGAAACAGGCTATCATGATGATTTAACAATGGGACTAGCAATAAGTTATAACATAAGAGAACAGCAAACTTTTAAGAAGTTTGAAAGAGAGTCTAAATATAAAGATATACAAGAACAAGTTAATAAGATATTTGGTAAAAATATAGATAATATAGAAGAGGACTATGGAGATGACATAGTTCCTTTTTAATTGGAGGTGAATTATGGAACTTATATATACAATTATAGCAATATTGTGCATGTGCTTAGGATTTTATGTTGGTTATAAAGTAGGAAAGGACAAAGAATTGCCTAAAGTACCAAAAGAAGTAAAACACCCTATAAAAACAATTAAAGACAATATAGAAAGCAATAGGGCAGAAAAGGAGCAAAATGAAAAATTGCAAGAATTACAAGATGATTTAGCAGAGCTTGATGCATACGATGGTGGTTTAGGAGTACCAGAAAGGAGAGAATAATGAAAAAGCAAAAAGAAACAAGTATAACTACAGTATGGCAAGAATATGAACGTGGCAAGAATTATAATTATCAGCAACAGCTATATGAAAAAAGTAAAAGAAATTATAACTTTTACCATGGAAAGCAATGGGAAGGTGCTAAACTTTCTGGAATACAACCAATAACGTTAAACATGATTAAATCTATTTGTAAGTATAAACTTGGAGTAGTTAAGACTAATACATACCAAATATATTTCAATTCCGATACCTACAAAAGTCAAGAAGAAAGAGAAAAGCTAAAAGATATATGCGATATGCTTAATAGATATGCAAATAGAATTTGGGAGAAGACAAAAATAAATAAATTAATAAGAAATTGTATAAATGATGCCTGTATAGATAGTGAAGGTATCATTTATTTTTATGCAGATCCAGATGAAAATAGTAATGCTATTTATTGTGAACAAGTAAATAAAACCAATATCTATTATGGAAATGAAAATGAAGATGATATACAGAAACAGCCATATATTATTATTTCTTTTAGACGTACGGTAGAAGAAGTAAAAGAAGAGGCAAGACAAAATAAAGTAAGTGAAAAAGAAATAGAACTAATAACAGAAGACCAAGATATAGAAGAACAAGCAGGAAGAGATTTAAGAACTACAGAAATAGTTCCAATGTGTTTAGAATTATTAAAATTGTATAAAGGTAAAGATGGGAAGATATGGGCAAAGAAATGTACGAGATTAGCAACAATTATGAAAGACAGTTGCTTAGAGATAGACAGATATCCAGTAGCTCATATTTTATGGGAAAGAGTAAAAGGTTCAGCTAGAGGCCAAGGAGAAGTAGAAACGTTAATACCTAATCAAATAGAAGTAAATAAAACAGCCACTAGAAGAGCATTAGCTGTTAAGCTTGTAGCTTTTCCTAAATTAGTTGCAAACACTAAATATATATCTAATACTAAGGCATTAAGCAAGGTAGGTACAACTATAGAAGTAGATGAGCTAAATGCAGATGATGTAAACAAAGTAGTTAATTATTTAAAGCCAGCTAGCATTAGTTCAGATGCATATCAATTGCAAAAAGAGCTACAAGAAGAAACTCAAAATTTAGCAGGTGCTAGTGATACAGTTACAGGAAATGTAGATCCAACACAAGCAAGTGGTAAATCTATATTAGCAGTACAACAAGCATCACAGCAACCAATAAATGAGCAAGTAGAAGCTTATAAAGATTTTATAGAAGACATAGCTCTTATATGGTATGCAATGCTTAAAGCCAATAGTGTTAAAGGGATAGAGTTGGTAAAAGAAACAAAAGATTATACTACAAATACAACTTTAGAAGAAACATATAAGATGAGTTATAAGGAACTTAAGAAATATGATTTAGATATAAAGATAGAAACAACACCAAAATCTCCATTTGACAAGTATGCAATGGAAGTATCTTTAGAAAACTTATTAAATGCAGGACATATAAACTTTGAAGAATATGTAAATGCATTACCACAAGATTCAGCAATGCCAAGAGCAGAATTAAAACAAATATTAAAAGAAAGAGAAGAAAAAGAAAAAATCTTTAATGAAATAGAGAAAGCAGGAAATGCATTAAATAGTGCCATGCAACAAGTTATGGAACAACAAGAAATGAATAATGTAGAACAAACAGGAGTAACTCCAGAAGAGGCAAATATGGTAAATGTTAATCAATAAATAATAGTCAATTAATAGACAGTTTAAAGCTGTCTATTTTTTATGCAAGTTTAGTTTAACGGAAGAACAGCAGTCCACAAAACTGTTAGGTAGTGGTTCGAATCCATTAACTTGTGCCAAGTCGACGGACTGTAAACGGGAGGTACATATACCAGAATAATCAAAAATATGAAAATTAATAGTCGACGGACTTTAAATGGGAGGTACATATGCCGGGAGTAAACGAAGATATGAACTTAGAGGAAGAAGTATTAGTAAATCATGAAGATACGTCAAATGTAGATGTCCAAAATGATAATGATACGCAAGAAACTAAGGAAGAAGAAAAAACTTACACACAAGAGGAAATTGACAAAATTATAAGTCAAACTAAAGCTAAATTAGAAAGAAAACATCGTAAAGAAGAGGAAAGCAAATTAAGTAAATCTAAACAATTAGAAAGAACTATAAGAGTTGGACTTGGATTAACTGACGAAGATGATGTTTTAAGTAAGGTTAAATCTTTTTATGAAGAACAAGGAATAGATATTCCAGACATTAGTACAGAAAGTAATCGAGATGCAGAAATCCTAGGTAAAGCAGATGCTAATGAGATTATAGAAATGTACGACGAGAAAGATATTGAATCTAGGGCAAATGAACTAGCAACAAAACAGAAAAGAGGAAAAACTACTGCACGTGAAAATGCAGAGTTTTTTAGGTTAGGGGAATACCTAACAAACAAATTAAAAGAAAAAGAATTAAAAGAAAGCGGAGTAGATACAAGTATTTTACAAAATAAGGAGTTTAAAGCTTTTGCTAATAATTTTAAAACCGGGACAAAAATAAGTGAAGTCTACAAGATGTGGAAGAAGTTAAATGGAGAAAAAGAAGAAGCACCAAATAAACCTGCATCTACAGGAAGTTCACAATCTACAGTACCAGACAACAAAGATAAAGAGTTTTATACCCCAGAAGAGGTAGATAAATTATCTAGCAAAGACTTAGATAATCCTACTATTTGGAAACGTGTAAGAGAAAGTATGAAACTTTGGAAATAAGAAAGGAGAAAAACATGAGTTACGCAAATTTTAAACCAACTGTATGGTCAAAATACATACAATTAGAATTACCAAAATTTACAGTATTTAAACAAGACTGTGACTATAAATTTGAAAGTGAGGCAGGACAAGGAAAAAGAGTTAAAATACAAAACTCTGGTAGACCAACTATTAAGAAATATATTCCTGGTAAAGATATAGATGCACCAGAAAATGTTGATGGAACATCATCATATTTAGATATTGATCAATTCGATTATTTTAATTATGGAATGGATAATATCGATAAGGCGCAAGCACAAGAAGGTGTAATGGAAGCATTACAAACAGAAACAACAAGAGCTTTAGCAGAACAAGAAGATATATTCTGTGCTACACAAATGGCAAAAAATGCAGGATATAAAACAGCGTCTACTAAAATAAGCGATGAAGCATCAGCTAAGAAAGCTGTTGACGATTTATTTGTTAAATTATGGAATAATGGAGTATCTACAAAAGATGATGTTACTATGTATTTAACACCATGGTTCTATATGTTATTCCAAAATAGATTAATAGAATTAAAAACTAATAATGATTCTTTAATCTCAAAAGGTGTATTAGGATTATATAACAATGCCAAAATCAAAATGACAAATAATGCTTATAACGATGGAACAGATGATTATATTATCTTAAAAACATCTAAAGCATATGCATATTGTAATGGTATTGATAAATTAAAACCATATGAACCAGAAAAAGGATTTGCAGAAGCAATAAAAGGATTAAATACATATGGTGGAAAAATGATAAGACCAAAAGAATGTGCGGTTTTAAAATGCCATCAATAAAATATAAGAAAGGAGAAAAGTAAATGGCAATAGCAGAAATTAAAAATGTTGAATTAGTTAGAAATGAAGCTAAAGAATTAGTAACAGCAGTTGCAGTTGATGCATCTGCTGGAGCTAAAGTAAATTATACTAATAAAAGTTGTGGAAAAATTTTACTATTATTAACAAATAGCAATTCAGCAACTAAAAAAGCTACTATATTAAAAGGAAATGCATTACAAGGAGTAGAAGATTTAGAAATATCTATTCCTACAAATAAGACATATGCAATAGTGGTGGAATCTGGAAAATTTATGAATGTATCTGGACCAAATAAAGGATATGTAATAATTAAGGGAGAAACAACAGATATAAAAATACAAGCTGTAGAATTACCTTAATTTTAGAGGGATTTAGATTCCCTCTTTTTTATATCAAGTTAAAGGAATGGGCAGTTCGATTCTGCCAAACTTGGGAGGAATTAATATGACATATGGAGAATGTAAAAGACAAATACTAGCTTTAATAGAAGAGTATTCACCTAATGTAGATAATTATACAGAAGATGAAGATATTGCTATAAGAATGCCTTTTTTAATAGATTTAGCATATCAAGAATTAGCTCAGAACAAAAAAATAATTGCAACTAAAATATATCCAGAAATTGCAGATGAAAATAAATCAGATAGATTCACTGCATATATGTTGCCAAGCGATTTATATCAGGCTAAGAATATATATTTATTAGACAAAGATAATAAAAAAACAAATTCAAATTATTACTTGATGGGAAAAAATAAAATATATATCAATGATAAGAATCATGGTCAAACAGTATTAGAATATTATAAATATCCAACAGTGATTAATGAAAGAACAAAAGACAGTTTCTATTTAGAGATAGACCAAGACGTACAAAGTATTTTACCGTATAAAGTAGCAAACGACATATTAGTAACAGATCCATCAGCTAATTATACAGCTTTTGCAACAGAATATCAAAGAAAATTACAATTGCTAGATACTAGAAAAAACATACCTAGTGTTAATTTAAAAGAATATGAGCCAGATGAAAACGAAGGAGAATTTGACATATAGGAGGAATTGTATGGCAACAGGAATAAAACGAATATATACAGACTTTAAAGGTGTTGACTTTCTACAAGAAGCTAGTTTGGTTAATATAACTAGAAGTCCAGACGCTCTTAATGTTTGGAAAAATTATGAAGATACACAGGGGGCTTGTATAGAAACGAGGCCAGGGTATAGAAAGTTGGCACAAATAGGTACAGGACCAATATTAGGAATATATGTATATAGTAATTCAATAGCTATAATACATTCTGGAAATAAACTATATGAATGGAACAATTTTCCTAATCGTCCAGAAAATAGCAATATAAAAGAAATATATTCAGAAATGAATGATATAAAGTCTTATTATAATAAAATAGGTGAAAAGCTCTATATAAACGATGGAAAAACATATTTAGTATATTATTCTGGTAACTGTAAGAAAGTTATTGACGATGAACCATTTATTCCCACTACTACAATTAGTAGAACGGCAGGAAATATTGGAGGAGGAGAAGGCCTACAAGATATAAACATATTGACGTCTAAAAGAACAAATTCTTTTGTAGGTGATGGAAAGAATAAAATCTTTTACTTAGATGCAACAGAAATAGATTCTGAATTAGTGACAGCTATAGTAAATGATGTCGAGATGGAAGAAGAAATAAATTTTATAGTAGACAGAGTTGCAGGCAAAGTAACTTTTAAAGAGATACCACCAGAGCCTAATTTGAGAGGTCAAGACAATGTATTTATAACATTTTCTAAAACAATCGAAGGATATACAGATAGAATTAATAAATGTAAACAAGCGTTATTATTTGATAATAGATTATTTTTTACAGGTAATCCAGAATATCCTAATGCAGTATTTCATGCAGAATTAAATAATCCACAATATATATCAGATTTAAGTTACTATGAAGATGGTGCAGGCGATTCACAAATAACAGGAATGACAGTAGGGAATAATATCTTATGGATCTTTAAAAATCTAGACCAAAATAATGCAAATGTATTTTATCATGAACCAACTTTGGATACAGAAGCAGGAAAGATATATCCAAGTAAACAAGGAAATGTAAGCATAGGTTGCTATGCTGGAAGTGCTAATTTTCAAGATGATATTGTTTATCTTAGCAGATATGGATTAGAAGGTATAACAACGGAAAAAATCGATAGTAGACAAGTAATAGCACACAGAAGCACCTTAGTTGATGTTAAAATGACCAATGAAAATAACTACAAAGAAGCTTGTATGACTATTTGGAAAGGCTATTTATGTATATTAGTTGATGGAAGAATTTACCTGGCAGACAGTAGACAGAAATATGCTAATTTGAATAGTTTTGAATATGAATGGTTTTATTGGGATTTAAGTAGTGCTAAAGCTAACATATTAAAAGAATATGATGATATTTTATACATAGGAGCCAAAGATGGCTCTATTTTTATTGTTGATGGAACTAATGATAATGGAAATACGATAATTAGTTATTGGACTACTCCTATGGATAATTTTGGATATGATAATCAATTAAAAACTACAAATAAACGTGGAGGAATAACAAAAATAAAAACAATCCAAAATGGTAGAGTTAAATTAGCAAGAAGAACCGATAAGTCAGAAGATTATAAATATACAACAGAGAAATCTTCTAATGGATTTAGCTTTAAAAATATTAATTTTGCAAATTTTAGTTTTGTTACAACAAATAAATCATATATGATTTATAAAATTAAAGAGAAGAAGATAAACGAACTATCTCTTAAATTTTATAGTGATGAAAAAGACAAGCCATTTGGTCTGTATAGTGCAACTATAGAGGCATTTGTGGGTGGATATATAAAGAAATGAGGTGATAACTAGTGAGTTTACCAAAATGTACAGTACAAACTAATAATATTCAAAATTTACCAGATTCTCCAACGCAATCTCCACAAGAATTGAAAGAGATATTTGATAAAAGTGGAGAAGATATAAAGAATTATATAAATGAAGGATTAATACCAAAGATAGAGGAAGAAGAAGAGAATGGGCAAGAAGCTATAAAAAAATTGATAATCAAAACTTATAAATATAATGCGAAGGCATTGGCAGATATAGAAGAAACAGAAGATTATACAATACCATCTATATATAATGTTAATACGCATGGACTTGATGTGTATTATGAAGGAAATCTGTTAGCTTTAAATGAACATTATACAGAAAGAGGTACAGGAAAAAGCGATAAGATAAGATTTAACTTTAAAGTACCAAAAGATAGTGTATTAACATTTGTAATAAGAAAATAAGTAGAAAGTAGGTGAAGAATGTGGCAAGCGGATATGAAGACATAGATAGTTTAGTAAATCAGCAAAATAATCTATTGCAACAGCAAGAACAAAAACAAAACGAAATAATTAATCAACAAACTCAAATGCAAGTTGACGAATTAAATAGAGAAAAAGAAAAATTAGATAGAGAAACAAGCAAAACAACACAAGGGTTATATTCTAATTACCAAAAACAAGCAAATCAATATGGAGCCGGAATGGAACAACTTGCAATGCAAGGTTTAGGAAACTCAGGATATGCAGAAACAACGAGAACATCTTTATATAATGCATATCAAAAGAGTGTTACAGATACGTTAAATAAGTCTAATGAGTTGCAAGCAGACTATAACTTAAAAATACAACAGGCGCGTCAAAATGGAAGCATTCAGCAAGCACAAAGTGCACTTGAATTATATGCACAAAAAATGCAGTTGCTAACACAAAACTATCAATTAAGACAGAACAGAGAACAATACTTATATCAACAACAAAGAGACAAAATATCAGACCAACAATGGCAAAAATCATTTGATGAGCAAGTACGACAAAGAGAATTAGAAAATCAATGGAAGCAAAAACAATGGGAATATCAACAACAAAGAGATAAAGTAGCAGATTCACAATGGCAACAACAATTTAATCTTCAAAAAAAAAATCTAGCTAGAAGTTCTTCACGTAGTAGATCGGGGAGTGGATTAAAAGTAAATATGGAAAATAATAGTAAAGAAAATAATTCTGTACCAAGCTATCAAGAAATTATAGAGAATATGAAGGTAACCCAAGGAATAGGACCAAGTAAATTTATAGATGGATTAACAAAAAAAGTATATAACAGTGGAGAAGAATTGCTAGCATCATATGGATATAAGGCTGAAAAATAAGGAGGAATAGTAATGCCCATAACTCGTTTTAAAGATGAAAAAGAAAGAGAAGAATATTTGAAAAAAATTAGAGAAGAACAACAAAGTAATCTAAACAAATATTTTAAACAAACAGGATTGGAAAATGCATATAGTGGTAATTATACTAATTCACATGATGGATTTAATACAGCTGGTATGAATGACTTCGCGGTAAAGCCTTCCGTGTGGGAACAAGTGAAAACGACTGCAAGTAATATGCTAGGCAATGTAGGATATGGAATTGGAAATGGATTAATAGGATTTACTCAAAATGAAATGAGAAATCAAACTAGTTTTAAAACTCTAAAATCCTTAGGTGATACAATGTTAAATAATACATTGTTAGGATTACCAAAGGGACTAGGAAATTTAGGAAAATCCATAGATGCCACATTGAAGAAAAATGAAAATTATCAAAATGCCAAAAATATCCTAAATACAACAATAGAAAATAATAAGAATGCTATTATCAATCCAATAAATGAAAAATTACAAAAACAAGAAGATATAAATAATGAAAGAATAAGACAAAATACAATAGAAACAACAAATCCAATAGGAAGAAAGTTAGTAGAATTAGCTCCGTCAATTGGGCAAATGCTTCCATCAGCAATACCTGGAGCTGGAACATTATATTCAGTTGGCTCTGCTACAGATAGCTATTATGATGAAGCTAAAGCTAGAGGTATGAATGAAGAACAAGCTAGTACATATAGTCAACTTATGGGTGTGGTAGAAGGTTTAACAGAGCAAATTGGAGTCGGAAGATTTGTTAAAGGTGGAAAAGTTGCTAAGAGTAGTATGAGTAAAGCCTTCAGAGAGTTGGGAATAGGTATGACTGATAATTTTATACAAGAAGGAATAATTGAACCAATATCAGAATTAACTACTAAAGTGACAGCTGGTGACGAGTTCTTAAAACACGACTATAGAACAATAGAAGGGTGGAAAGAGTTAGGTTCAGATATGCTTAATTCAGCTATAGATGGTGCTTTAGTTGGAGGAATAGTAGGTAGTGCTTCTTTGGGGATTGGTAAAGCAAGTAATCTTGTTGATAAAATGAAAAAAGGCTATATTCCAACTTCAAGTGACGTACGAGAAACATTTAATGAAGCAAGAAAAAATGGTGTTGATGTAGATGGAATTATTCAAGAAGAATTAAAAAGCAGAATATCCCAACCAACAGAAAATACTAGACAAAATAAAAATCAAGTAGTAACTTCACAACAAGATATAGCTAATAAAATAAATGAAATAGTAAAAAATGATAAATATTTATCACCAGAAGATAAACAATCCATGATTTATGCTACAAATGATTTAGCATCAAAAAATCAATTAGATAATAATAATACATTAGATGCAATTAATCAAATTAAACAAATGTCACAATTATCACAAGAAAATAGCGACAAATTAGATATTGGTAAGAAATATTTATCTGGAAGAAAAGAGATATATAATAAGTATAGAAATATAACTAATTATGATAATGTCATTGTAGAGCAAGCAAAAGAAGTTATAGCTCCAAATAAACAAGGAAAAAGAACTAAAGACCAATGGTTAGATGTGGCTAAATATATAGGAACTAATATAGCAAATAGACCAAATTCAGAGATACAGAGAATTGCATATAAAAGTTGGCAAGAAGAAACTCCAAATAATACAGGAACATTAAACAGACAAGGACAGAAATATGTAAAATTTATGCCAGATGATTGGATAGATACTATATATGATTCTGTAGAAAAACAAAGACAAAAGAGTGGTTATGTTGCAAAGAATGATACAATTAATGCTTTAGATAACTTATATAAAGAATATATGAACAATCAAACAGCTCAAAATAACATTGATACATCATCTATGAATTTAATAGATAGTGCAAAAGCATATAATCTAAATGGCAATGACGAAACAATACAAAGTATAAATCAAAAATTACATGATAGAGGAATAACAAGCAGATTTGATGAAAATTTATTTAAAGATTCAAATGGAAAAGTTAGAACAGATGTTAATGCTTTATGGAGGAATACTATAGATGAAAAAGGAAATACGCAAAGAGAAGTGATATTTAATCCTAGAGCAGATACCAACAAAACACTGCAACAAGTATATATACATGAAATGTTACATGATATGACTGGAACAAAAGAATTTGAAGATTTGTCAAAATTGATACTAGATAAAAACAGCAATAGAGAAGGTTATAGTGAGGCAAGAAGTAATCTTGAAGAAATGTATTCACAAGTATATGATAAAAATAGCAAAGAATTTAAAAGTTTGATAAATGAAGAAGAGATAGCAGATACATTAGCACAAAAACTAGGAGACCAAGAGTTTATTAATTCTTTAAATAAAGAAAAGCCTAATGTATTTAAGAGAATATATAATTGGGTAGTAGATAAATTAAATAAATTCACAGGAAGTAAAAATGAAAAGATTTATTGGGAAGATGTAAAAAATAAATTTGAAAGTGCTTATAGACAAGAGTATCAAGGAAATAATAATAATATTCAAAGTAAACTTTCTTTTACAGGTAGAAATTCTAACAATACTAATACAGTTCATTTAGAGAGAGAGAAAGACAAAATAGTTGAAAATGCTTCAAATAAATTATATAATAACAGAAGAGGTGGAGTGAATGGAAAACAAGAAAATCAACAAAATGACAGACGAAGAGTTCAGGGACTTCTTGAAATATACGAAAAAGGGCAAAGAGATGAAAACACAGATTATGAAAAATTATACGGAATTAAAGCAAATGAACAAGTCACAGAAAAAGAAGTAAAAGAAAGCATTATAAAATATGCAAATAAATATCAAAAAAAGAATTTATCAGCAGATGAAAGGCAATTAAAAGACATAATTAATAACTTAAATGGAAATGTTGTTTTTTATGAATATGGAAAAGAAAATTATTTTCAAGGGTTATCTGATAAGAATACATTTTATATTGATACTAAAGGAAATGAAAATACTAAAAATATTTTCTATCATGAAATAGTTCATTTCTTGAGACAAAACAATAATGAAATATATGTTAAAGAAATTCAACCAATTGTAGATAAAATAGCTTATGATTTTGATTATCAAGAAGCTATTTTTAATTATGCTAAATCATCTGGTGACTTATTTAATGTAAATGATTTAAACGGAAGCAAACAAAAAATATTAGCAGAAGAAGTTATAGCTGACCAAGTAGCAAGTATATATGGAGATTTAAAAGCAGATTATGGAGTTCCTAAAAATTTGATAGATGATATAAAAAAATCAATGAATAAAATATTAAACAGAACATCAAATGGTGTTACTAATACTAGACAATCTATAGAACAACCAGGAGCATGGCAATCATTCCTAGAAAATCAAATAGGCCCAACAGGTAAAGGTAAAACAGTTCAAGAATTAAGATTACCTACAAAGGAAAACTGGGATATAGTTAAAAGTCAAAATATAATAAACCAAAACAATAAAGAAAGACTAAAAGACATAGGTATAACAGAAAATAATGACCTAATAACCAATAACAATGATGAAGACGTAGGAGAAGAAAAAATAGCTCAAATTTTAGAAGAAATGCCATCAAAAGAAAAAGAAAAAAGTAGAGTATTAGCTATATTTAAAGCTAATGTTTTTGACAAAGGAATTGTATTTGAAGAATTATCAAGAAAAACTAAAAATCGAGAGTTGCAAGGAAAATGGGATTATACTTTAACTGCTAGCGCTAGAGGTCAAAATGCAATTGGTATGCCTAGATATGAATTTGATAGTAAAACAAAGACTCAAAAATTGATAAGCAAAAGTTTAGAAAGCATAAGAGAAGAAGTTGGAAGTAATGCTACTGAATTTAATAAGTATATGTATCATCAATTAAATATAGATAGAATGACGTTAGAAGAAAGATTTGGTGGGGATACAGGACTGAATTATGAAAGGAAAAATCCTGTTAAGAATAAACCTGTTTTTTCAAATGAAATAACAGCTGAAATATCTAAAAAAATAGTAGATAAGTATGAGGAAAAGAACCCTAAGTTTAAAGAATGGGCAAAAGATGTTTATGATTTCCTAGATGCAAATACACAAGAATTAGTAAAGTCAGGAGTAATATCAGAAGATACTAGACAGCTATTTAAAGAAATGTATCCGCACTATGTTCCTATATCAAGAGTGAATAATAAAGGAAATGCAATAGCAGTACCTTTAGATACAAGGAAAACTGGAGTAAATAGTCCGATAAAAAGAGCTAAAGGTGGAAACCAAGATATTTTGCCATTATTTGAAACAATGGCAAATAGAACTTTGCAAACATATAGTTCAAGCGCTAGAAATAATTTTGGAGTAGAGTTATTACATACTTTGAAAACAGTTCAAACAGCAGAAAATATAGATGTGTATAATGTTGTAGAAGAGCTTACTAATTCAGATAATAACGAATTATTAAAAGACGGAAATAAAACAACTCCTCCAACTTTTACTGTTTTTGAAAATGGAGAAAAAGTTACTTTTGAAATAAGTAAAGATATGTATGATGCTTTAAAGCCTGTTAGTGAAGGCTTAGCAGTCAAAATTAAAGCATTAAATAAAATTAGTAATTTTAGAAGAGGAGTTTTAACAGAATATAATCCAGTTTTTATGATAACAAATTCATTAAAAGATATTCAAGATGTAGTTGTAAATTCCCAACATACTGCAAAAACAATTTCTAAATTACCAGAAGCATATAGCCAAATAATAGATAAAGGATATTGGTATAATGAATATATACAAAATGGTGGAGAACAAAATAGTTATTTTAATGCCAATGATGGGTCGTTTGAAAATGACAAGAAAGTTAGTATAGGAAAAAACGTAGCAACAATGCCACTTAGAGCAATTAGTAAAGTAAACAACATAATAGAAATGTCACCAAGATTAGCAGAATATATTGCTAGTAGAGAAAAAGGAAGAAGCATAGAAACATCTATGTTAGATGCATCAAGAGTAACTACAAACTTTAAAGCAGGAGGAAATGTTACTAAGTTTCTAAATAGGAATGGAGCAACATTCCTAAATGCTTCTGTTCAAGGAGCAATGCAACAGGTAAGAAATATTCAAGAAGCCAAAATAAAAGGTATAAAAGGATGGACTGCTTTAGCTTGCAAATATGCTATTGCAGGTTTACCAGTTATATTATTAAATAACATTTTATGGAAGGACGATAAAGACTATCAAGAATTACAAGATTATGTTAAAGATAATTATTATTGTATAGCTAAATATGGTGATGGTAAATTTATACGAATACCAAAAGGAAGAACTACAGCCACTATTCAAAAAATAGTTTCAAATACCAGTGAATATTTAACAGAAGACAAACAAATAAATATAGACAATTTATCTAAAGACTTTTGGGAAGATTTACAATTTACTATGGATAATTTAGCACCTAATAATCCATTAGATAATAATATTATATCTCCAATTATACAAGCAGTAACAAATACAAGTTGGTATGGAGAAGATATTGTTCCAAGTAGATTACAAAATAAACCTGTGGTAGAACAATATGACGAATCTACAGATAAATTAAGTAAATGGTTAGGCGAAAAGTTAAATGTTAGTCCATATAAAATTAATTACTTATTAGATCAATACGGAGGTGGTATTAGTGATGTAGTATTACCAATGTTAACACCTCAAGCCGAAAATAATATTATAGAAGATAAATTTACAACAGATTCAGTAATGAAGAGTAAATATCCTGGTGAATTTTTTGAGAAAAACGAGAAATTAAATATTTTAGCTAATAGTGATAAAGCAAGTGACTTAGACAAAATTAAAAATAAATACATGGAAAATATCTCTGGAGAAATGAATAAATTGTATCAACAAAAAAGAAAAATTGAAAACTCAGATTTGGAAGACGAAACAAAGAAAGAACAACTTAAAGTAGTACAAAAAGAAATAAATGATTTAGCTAAAAAAGGAGTAGAAGAAGTAGAATTTGCTAAAGTAAAAGGTTTAACAGCAGAAGCAGGAGAAGAAAAATATTATAAATATCATGGTGAATGGACAAAGCTTGATGATGACGAAAAAGAAAAAACACAAAATATGTCTTTAGAGTCATATGCAGATTTTAAAAACAAAATATATGATGAAACTCAAAGGCAAAAAGACTCCGGTGAACTAGAAGAAGATAAACAATTAAAAAATACTACGAAATCTAAGATATTATTAGATTCTAAATATTCAGATAAAGATAAATTAGAACTGTATAAGAATTATATATCCAGTACAGACAAAAAGGTATCAGTAGCAGTTGAAAAGTTAGGAATGCCTATAAATGTATATCTAGATTATAAAAGCAATAAGTTTGAAAATGATAAAGACGAAGATGGCGAAACAATTAGTGGAACTAAAAGGGATAAAGTTTATAATTATGTGAATAATTTAAAAGATGTTGACTTAATATATAAATCCTTAATAATAAAAATGTCAGATATTAATGATCCATATGCAGATAAAGCCATTGTAGATAATGTGAACAAAAATAAAGATATTAATAGTGAAGAAAGAATAGATATATTAAAAACTTTAGGATTTAAAGTTGACAAATATGGAAACGTTGAAAATTTAATTTTTATCCCTATACGTTCAAGAATAAAATAATATTGAAAATAGAAAATATTAGTGCTATGATGTTTTAGGGGGATGAAATATGAAGAAAAAAGTCGTATTGATAATATTTGTGATAATTGCATTAATAAAACCGTGTTCATTAGCACACTCAGGAAGAACAGATGGATATGGTGGTCACTACAATCGTTCAACTGGAACATATCATTATCATACTGGAGCTTATTCTGGAGAATATACAGCACCTGTTGAAGAAGGTGGAATAAGAATAGATAAAAATAAATATGCGAGCCAAAGTAACTCAGAGACAAAATTAAAGGTGAATATGAATGATACTAGGGATTTTAATGCTATTACAGAAGAAAATGATAGATTAAAAACTGAGGTTGAAACAAAAAGAAACTCTATAAATAATATGAATAATAAAATAAAAGAACAGGAAGCTAAAATAGGAGAATTAGAAGATAGTAAAACATGGCTACATATAATATATATTACAATAATAATTATAATGCTTATTTATGGATATAAGCATTTAGAATAAATTTAGAGCACTTATTTAAGTGCTCTTTTATAATGGAGAAAAAATGAAAGATCAAGTAATAAGAAAAGTAAGTAGGCAAGATGGTGGAATACCACAAACAATACAACAATTAATTAGAAAATATAGTTTAGATACTATGTGGGATAATATACAGACAGGAACAATAAATGCAGATAGAATTAAGACTGGCAGTATAAATGCCAATTTAATTAAATCTGGAACCATGACAGCGGATAGAATTAAAGGTGGCACTTTAATTCTAGGTGGAGAAAATGATGTTAATGGTTCTATGCAAATAAAAGATGCATTTGGAAATAATTTAGTTTCAATTGGAGAAGAAGGAATAAAACTTGAAAATGGAACACAATTAATTACTGAAGATGGAATTTTAAGTGTCATACAATTTGGCAAGTATGAATGGGAAAATGTTGGTTTTAGCGCAGACCCTTCAAGCAATACTATGTGGAAGATGACTTACAAAATTCCCGTATATATTCCAAAAGGATATACTATATTAGACGCAAGAGTTGTTTTAATGCATTCACCAATTAAATGGAGTGGATATGGAAAAAGTGGTTGGGGATATTGCAGAAATTTAAAATTATATAAAAACGAGCAATCGTCAGAGTGGTATGAAGAATTGGTATTAGATTCTGAAGGATTTACTGACGAAGAATATTATACAAACGAAATAGAAAAAGCTTTTGGTAATAGTGGATTTTTACCATCTGTTCCATCAAATGAACTGCATAAAGTTGAAACAGTTATTAGTAGCAATATTGCTAGACACTTAGTAACTGATAAACGTATTACACTTCAAATACATTCAGCTGATAATCTACCTGAGTTTAATATTGATGTAGGAGATGTGTATAGTTCAAAATGTTTAAATAGCACAGGAAATTGCATAGCTTTATTAACAGTAATAGGTTTTTATAAAGGAGGTAAGTGATGGACATTGAATTTACTAGAGGTGATACTCAATTTTTTAAGTTTCAAATTAAAGATGGTGAAGGAAATCCAATCCAATTAACTAGCGAAGACAAAGTTTATTTTACAGTTAAGCAAAATGCTAATAGTGAAGATATATTAATTCAAAAGAGATATTCAGATGATATTCAATATTCTGAAGGGTATTTTAATTTTGTTTTAAATTCAGAGGATACTTCCGATTTAGCTTATGGAACATACAATTATGATATAGAATTAAAATCGGGTGATTATGTTAAAACTTTGGGCCAAGGAACTATTACATTAACAGAAGAAATTACTTTTAGGAGTGATGAATAATATGAATGAAATAAATGATTTAATAAATTCAGATATAGAAACTAGAGAAATAACAGATTTAAACAGTAGTGAATATGAGAATTATAGTGTTAGTGATTTAATCAATATTCCATTGATTATTGGACCACAAGGACCACCAAATGTTTTAAGTATTGGAGAAGTAAAGACTGGAGAAAAGTCAGCTGTAGCTATAAGAGGAAATTCACCAAATCAAATCTTAGATTTTACTCTGGAAAAAGGTGATAAAGGAGAAATTGGAGAAAGTGGAGTATATATTGGAGATACTGAACCAATTGATGAAGTAATAAAAGTATGGTTGCAACCAGATGGTAAAGGGTCTAATATCTTGAAAATAAGAAATAGTGAAGGTGAATTTGAAGGTGTTTTAAGCATTAAAGGAGATCAAGGAATACCTGGAGAAAATGGAGCAAATGGAAGTCCAGGACCTGCTAACACACTAACAATAGGAACTGTTAAAAGTGGAGATACTCCAAGTGCAACAATAACAGGAGAATCTCCTAATCAAGTTTTAAATTTAATTTTAGTCAAAGGAGATAAAGGAGATGTCGGACCAGAAGGACAAGAAGGTCCACCAGGGACACCAGCAAAGAATTATATAATTAAAACTACTAGTAGAGTAGTAGAAACAGCAATAGAACAAAATACTAATTATGAAGTACCTACTTATGAAGTAGGTACTAATTCTTTGTTTGTTTATTTTGAAGGATCTAAATTAATAAAAGATTTAAATTACATAGAAATAGACACAACACATATACAATTCAAAGATTGGGAAGTACCAGTAGGAAGTAATTTAGAAATAATAACAAGAAGGGAGGAAAAATAATGAGTGAACCAAAGATTTTAGAATTGGAAAAAGAAATAGAGAAAAATAGGGTTAATATGACTATTTATACAAATGCAGAACAAAGTTATAGCCACACTGGAGAAAATAAATATTTACAGGAGCCATTAAGATTTCAAGCTAGTAGAGGAAATCCTAATGATAAATTTACTTTTGAAAAAAATGGAATTAAAATTGGAAAAGGAATAAATCATATAAATGTAAAAGGAATTGTTACATTTATACATAGTGAAAGTGATGGAAGACCAGTTTATTTATATATAAGAAAAAATGGAAGTATATCTTCAACTCAAATAATGTATATGCAGACAACTCAGCCATATTGTATGAGCATATTTAAAGATTATATAGAAGTAAAAGAAGGGGACTTAATACAACTATATGTGGCTATAGATAATGCAAATTTTAAAACATCTGGAAGTACAGACAATCAATTAACTGTTGAAATTGTAGATTAAAAAGAAAGGAAGATATAAAATGAGAAACACTGTAAGCCTTGGCGCTGTACACACACACACACACACACACACACACACACAAGTAGTTTTAAATAATAAAAAAATAGGAGGTGAGTTTTAATGAGCGAACCTCTAATTTTAGTATTAAAAAAAGAAATTGAAAAAAGAAAAGCTAATATGACTACATATTATGGTAAAAGTCAAATTTATAATCATTTGTCTAGCAATATAGAGGAAAGAGTCTGGATGAATAAATACGAAGATAACGGAATAGGGTATTTAAGTCATGGAACAGATGGAGTTCTAATTGAAAAAAATGTTAAACATATAAATATTAAAGCAAATGCTTTAGTAAGATTAAATAATAATGATCAAAGCGGAGATGTTTTTATATCTATAAGAAAAAATGGAATTAGTATAGCAGAAGGAAATTTTTATCAACAAGGATATGCACCATACACATATTCAATTTTTAGAAATTATGTAGAAGTAAAAGAAGGTGACTTAATACAGCTTTATGTTGCAGGACAAAATATGGAAATAAATATTTTGGATTCTGAAAACAGTAGAAGTACACAACTATATGTAGAAGTAGTAGACTAAGGAGGAGCTATGGAAAACAAAGAAGATAACTTCGAAATACAAGTTCTTACTAGATTAGCAGTAATTGAAAGTAAACTAGATGACTACAAAAAAATAGAAGATATAACATATAGAGCTTACAATAATGCTAAAGAAAATACAAAAGATATAAATAATATAAAAGAAAATATAACATCTTTAGAGAAAGACGTAGAAGCTATAAAAGAGCAACCAAGACAAAGATGGTTTAATTTAGTAGGTAATATAATATCTATTGTAATAACAGCAATAGTAACATTTATATTAGCTAAAATAGGAATTTAATAAAGGAGTGATAACTATGTTAAGCAATAAAATATATGACGTATTAAAGTATATAGCACAAATTGTCTTACCAGCTTTAGCAACCCTATATTTAGCACTAGCAGGAATATGGAATTTACCATATGGAGAAGCAATATCTGGAACAGTAATGGCTATAGATACATTTTTAGGCGCAATTTTAATGCTTTCTAGCACGAAATATAATAAGAGGGAGGAATAGTTGTGAACGATAATGTATTCGAAGAAACAGTAGAGTTTAATGAAGAATTATATAAAAAAAATATAAAAGAAAATGACTTTTCAAGTACAGAAAATGATGGAATAGGAGATGATATTGATGCAAATAACTAATGTAACGTGTCCTATTTCCAAATATTCTATTAAATGCCCATATGAGATGACGCCACAAGGAATATGCATACATAATACAGGAAATGATGCAAGTGCTATATCAGAAGTTTCGTATATGTTAGGAAACAATAATAAAGTTTCTTTTCATGCAGCAGTTGATAATGAAAGAGTAGTAACAGGGATACCTTTTAATCGTAACACTTGGCATTGTGGCGATGGTGGAAGTGGAAGAGGTAATAGAACTCAAATATCAATAGAAATTTGTTATTCTAAATCTGGTGGAGAACGTTTTGATGAAGCCGAAAATTTAGCAGCTTGTTATATAGCTTACTTATTAAAGCAATATGGTTGGGGAATAGAAAAGGTTACAAAACATCAAGATTATAACGGTAAATATTGCCCACATAGAACATTAGATTTAGGTTGGGAAAGATTTTTAAATAAAATAAGAGAACATTTAGGAATACAAACAACACCAGTAGAAGACAATAAAGATTATAGTGGAGGAAGTGATGAACCCGTGAGAAAATATGTAAACGGTAGTACAATAGAAAATATTTATGCTGATACAGCTTTAACTAAAAAGATAGGATATTTAAATCCTAGAGAAGAGTGTGACTGCTTTGGAATATATAACAACAGACCTATGGTTAGATATAAAGTAGACGGATCTAACAATTACAAGATAGGCTTTGCAAAATGGAAAAATGGAGTTAAATAAATATACAAAGTTAGAAGAGGTGTAGCATAACTAAATTATACTACACCTCTTTTTTTGTACCTATAAATCAAGGATTATAGCAACTTATTTACATAATACAAAAAATGTGGTAAAATGTAATAGAAATGTAATGAAAATGTTAATAAAACATAAAAAACGATATAAAAATAAAATAAATTGATTAATTTAAGTCTTTTTTGCAAATAATATTGATAATATAATATGATTTGAATGTTGAAAATAAAAATAAATTATTATAAACTATTAATACATTAAAACATATA